AGATCAGGGATGGGCTTGGGGCGGTCGCCCGGTATCGGCACGGTGGACGCCCGCTTCTCCTCGTAGGTCATCACCTTGAGCTTCTTGCGGACGGCAGCGCCGAACTCGGTCAGGTCGAACGTATCGCCCTTGGAGACCAGCTTGGCGTTGGTTACGCCGCGCACCTTACGCTTGCCCTTGACGCCGTTGTTCTTGGTACCAGGCAGGCGCATGACCCGGGCAGGGTCGGAGGTGACCGCGTTGTCGATACGCAGCCCATACTGGCGCGCTAGCGCCTTAAGGTTCTCGGCTACCGGTCGCCACGTCTCGATGTCCACCGTCTCTGTAAGCGGCCAGTAAGCATGGACGCCACCCCCGGATGAAGCTAGCCACGGCTGACCTAGCTCGCCAAGCCCCGACTCGTCAAGAAAAGCCTGTACTGCAAGCACCGCGTCTTTGGCTGACGGGTACTCTTTGGGCTTTATCTGACCATTCTCGTCGGGTATATCCTTGGAGTGGTTGCAGTCGATGTCAACGTAGATGCACTTGATATACGCCGCGTTAGCGGCCTCACGGCTACCACGCTCGTTGAACGTGGACATGGCGAGGTAGGTGTCGTAATCATTCTCTAAGAAGGTATCGAGCTGCGGCTGTATCTCCTCTAGCGACGCGCCGAAAGCGTGTTGCCGTTTTGGTGTGGTTAGTTCTGCTATGCAGTAGTGCCCGTGACCCGGGGACGGCAGAACAACCGCTGCAAACTCTAGCGGGTTCATTTTGTCTCCGGGTTATTCAGCGTCGGCGTACTGATTGTCTAAGTCAACAAGGGCTTCTTCTAGTTTCTCGTGCAAGGCTTTGACCCATTGGTACAGGTTGCCGTCGTCGGCCTTGACAAAGTAAGCGTAGCGTACAAGTTCCTCTGCGGTCAGTTGCGAAGGTTGAAGTGCTGACATATTTTTCTCCAAGCGAGTTCGGCGGTGCCCGACGACTCGAAAATTTTGATTAAGTCTCTCACCCGATCTTGATAGGCAACGAACACCTCGCCGCCAGCAAACCAGTTATACACCGTTTGCCGCGTTACGTTGGTAGGCGGTCATCATGACCATCTTCTTAGCAGCGTCGGTAGAACCCTGCTTGGAAGCAACCGCATACTCCGCGTCGTCCAAAAAGCGCACCGGCTTAAAGAACAACTTGGGCGACTGGGCAGACGTATCGAAACGCATCTGCGTTACCACCTCGTTGATCTCGATGCCGTTACCCGCCAAGTACTTGGCGTAGGCACGCAGGGGCAGCTTGTCGCCCTCGCCTTTACCAAACAACGAAGCGCCCGGGACAATCATCTGCATGACGTCGCCGTCCATGTTGTCGGGCAGGGTCACAGCGATGCGCTGCTCAAACCGGCACTTGCGGCTGTTGCCAGCACCCGAGCCAGCCACGTTGTGTGGGCACTCGGCACAGTTGCTTGACTGCGGCGACTCGATAGAGGCGTCGGGCTTATCGCCGTCGTTAGACCAGCAGTCCGGGCCGCTAGGGGCAGCGTTGGCGTCATACGCGCCGAGATACAACTTACGCCCGACCTTGGGGGCGGCGTTGACGATAACCACGTCGAGGTGTCTGTCCTCGATGGCACCGATTTCTTTGCTACCGGCTTGCAAGCGAAACACACCACCACGGATGGAGATGCGCTTGGTCGCAGCACCGCCGGTGCCACCACCAGCCAGCGACCGGGTTAACTCAGATGCGCCACCTTCGCGCTCGCGGATACGAGCAGGTAGCTTCGTGGGATTGAATTCAACAATGTTACCCATAATGAAAAAACTCCTAAGAGGGTTTGCGTACCGAAACTGAATACTCCGCATTGGAGTTCAAACCCGGAGGTACGAGCCCGGGATTTTCTTCTAGCCACCGCCGCATGTTGGTCTGCGATATGCGATGCTCCAGCAGGTCGATGGCTTCGTTCTCAACCATAAAGGTCTTGAAGCTGTCCCAGTCGTTGGTGGAGTATCGGCGCATCGTACTCAACGTAACGGTGCCGTTTGGCGTGCGCACAGAGGTCGTGCCCAGCGTCAACATTTGGTCTTTGATGGCTTGCTTGACCGCCTCGTGCTGCTCTTTGATCGGCAGCAACGCGGCTTCGTGGTCGCGCTCCATCTTCTGAATGTGGTCGCGCATCTTGCGGTAGATACGAACCAGTTTGTCTAGAGGCAGCGGGGCCTCGGTGTTTTCAATGTCGTCCATTGGCTTAGTCCTTTTTGTCTATTGTTTGACAATTATAAGGGGTTTGCGTTTTGGGTGCAACCCTTTTTTTATTCAGAAATCTCACTCTCAAACATGCTGGTCAGTAGGTGGTTGTCTTCTACCCGAGCCGTCAGCGCCTTGAACATTTTACGCTCGATGGGGCTGCTTTGGATATGGACAACGGTTACTTTATCAGAATCCTGCCCCTTGCGGTCAGCCCGGGCTATCGACTGAATGTACTGCTCCACGCTCATCAGGGGGCCGTAGAACACCACGGTGTCGGCGGCTGTTAGGGTAATCCCGTGGGCAGACGCCTGTGGCTGCATGACCAGCACCTGTGGGTTTGGCTCGGTCTGGAAGCTCCTGATAATCAGGTTACGCTTAGACGCCCCGATGCCGCCGTGAATCTGTGCCACGTTGTAGCCAGCCGAGGTTAGCGACTCTGTGATTGTCTCGATGGCTGAGCGAAACAGGGCAAATATCAGAACCTTGCGGCTGGTCTCGACCAGAATCTCGCGCAGCACCGACAGCCTTGGGCTGGCGTCAAACTCCACAACCTCTTTGTCGTCGGTGTAGGCAGCACCGCAGCTTATCTGTAGCAGCTTGTTGAGCGCCGTGGCTGCGTTGACTGCCGTGATGGTCTCGCCTGCGGCTTGCACCACCATCTGCTCCTTGAGCAGGTTGTAGTATTTCTTCTGCTGCGGCGACATCTCGACCTCACGCGTCGTGGTCAGAACCGGTGGTAGGTCAAGACATTGGTCTTTGGTAAACCTGATGGACGGCTGCAGCGCTTCGTGCACCTGCTCTTTGGCGTTTTCTTTTGGCACCCACTTGAACTGGGTCGCCTTGTACATCACCTTGTCACGCCAGCCAGTCATGAACCGAGGCACGCCCGTGGGGTTGACCAGCCTAGCCAAGCCGTAGGCATCGACAGGCGACTGCGCTGCCGGTGTACCCGTCATCATCCACAGGTGGGTGTCTGCCCTTACGATTTTGTTTAGGGCCTTCCAGCGATTGGTCTGGACGTTCTTGTAGGCGTTGGCTTCGTCCACCACGATAAGGTCGAACCTACCATCGGCGTTGATCTCGTCTGCCATCAAAGCCAAGCCTTCGTAGTTGGTGATGACAATCTCGTAGTCGCTCTGAATCATCTCGATGCGACGGGCTGCTTGATGGTGGTGCGCCACGATACACGAGCGATGAATCACGCTGTTGGCAATGTCACCCATCCATGCCGAGAACATAATCGACAGCGGGCACAGCACCAGCATCCTGCGCACCTCGCCACGCTTCATCAGATAGTCAGCCGCCCACAACGCCGATAGTGTCTTGCCGGTGCCGGGGTCGTTGAACACAAAAGCCCTGCGGTGCAGGGTCAGGAACGCGGCAGTATCGACTTGGTGCGCCATAGGCTTGAACCGCCCGGGCCAGTCGTAGCGCTTGATGATGGGGGACGGTACGTTCTTGACGCCGAGATTCTTGAGCACCCGGGCTTCGTCTAGCCCCCAGTAAACCGCTACGCGATGCTTATCCCCTGCGCTCTCAAGCACCTTGCTCTTGGGGATGATGTTGTACTTGCTTGGGTTTCGGGTGGTGATAACGATTGTTTTGTCTTCTAGTATTTCCATTGCTTAGTCTCTTGTTGTTATGCTTTGCCGTTATCGCTTTGGTTAGCGCGTCGCGCTCGCAGTCGCATGTTGCCTGGAGTCGACTTGCCGCCTTTACGAATTGGCGTCTTGTGGTCAATGTCTTCGCCTGCACGCTTGATCCCAGCCTTATCGTAGGCGCGACGTCCGCGCTGCCGTTCGAGCTGGTCTTTGGTTTCGCCGCTGGCTTTCTGTAATTTGTATGCGTGTTTGTAGTCACGCTTGCCGTTCGTTTGTGTCATGACTATTTCCTCTTTTTGTTGAACTCGCAGCCGGTGCATGGGCACCAACCGCACAAAGGGTTTTGCGTGGGGTTCCAAACGTCGTTGGCTACGCACGCTTCGATTTTTGCCACCCGCTCCCGATAGTCTTGCCAACCAGTGTCAAACTGTTCGACGTACATCTTGACCTTAACCATATCTTCTTTGACCACAAACAGCAAGGCCGAGTTAACTTTGCGTATGTGGGGGTAGTTGGCAAAGACCATGAGGGACATCAGCTTGAGCTGGTCGCGGTCGGGGTACTTGTTGTTACCTGTCTTGTAGTCGACCACCCACGCCGTGAAATTGTCGTCGTCGAGGATGAGCAAGTCGGCAATGCCCCGCACCCACACGTCCTTGGCAAACCAGTCGGTCGGCTTCAGGTCGATAGTAAGCGCCATCTTTTGCTCGGCTAGTTTGCGTCCGGGCTTAGCCACAAGGGCGTCGATGGTTGGCTTAACAAACTCAAACTGCGGGGGCAGAGGCTTATCCTCGGCTACATACAACTCAGCGGCTTTGTGCAGCTCGTTGCCGTAGCGTATGGCTTCTGTCTCCTCGAAAGGGTGCAGTTTCAGCACCCGCGTTTGATGGTATTTGCGTGGGCAGTTCTCAAAATCTTTGAGTGCCGAGTGGCTCCAGACTACATGGTCAGGCATTAGAACCTCGCTAGGTCGATGGCTTTGCGTAGACGATATGCAAACTTGGTTACGAACCGTTCATCACGCGACAGCTTCGACCCCATGTCGTACAGAATAGCGTGCGTCAACTCGTGCCAAAACGTCTCGCTGCGCTGCACTTTGGTAAACGGCTTACCCGTTCGGCTGCTGTGTGTTGCGATACGAATCGTTTGGTTGGCATAGTCACAATCCCCCATCACGCCGTAGCGGTACATGAGCTTGGGCTGCTCCACTTTGTACCATTGCCTGCCGATGGGCACTTTCTTTGGTAGCTGCATTGCTTAGTCCTTTCTAGTTTTTAGCTAACCCATAACGCCTATGGGCACCGACATCAGCCTCGAGCGGTATGCCCGGCATGTATGAAGGCTCCATAGTCATCTGCGCCAAAACCCAAGTTTTAGCGCTCTCCACCTCGTCATCCGGCACGACGACAATCTGTTCATCGTGCACCGTACCAGCGACGAAATACCGTTTCTGTGTACGTAGCATCCCATCAGTCATCACGATGCGGGCGGTGCCCTGTGTGATGTTGTTGACGATCTTGCCAGCGTACAGTTTAGTCTTTTCTGGGCCGTATGTCCACTGCACACGTCCTT